TATGACTAGCGATAGTGCTACACTTATCCCAACTCAACAATCAGTTAAAGCCTATGTAGATGCTCAAGCACACATGACAGACGTCGGCATTGCCGGTGACTCTGGTACTGGAGCAATTACAGACTCAGAAACATTCACCTTAGCAGGTGGAACTGGTATTACATCAGCAGTTTCAGGCAATACTGTAACCCATACACTAGATAACACAGCGGTATCAGCAGGATCATATGGTTCAGCTAGTACTATTCCCGTTATCACAGTTGACGCACAAGGTAGACTTACAGCAGTATCAACAGCAGCTACAAGTTCAGCATTAACAATTGGAGCCGATAGTGGTTCTGATGATGTTGTAACAGTAGGTACAGATACTCTTAACTTTACTGGTACAGCGAACGAAATCGAAACAACAGTTTCAAACAATACGATTACTATTGGATTACCAGATGATGTTACTATTGGCGGAAACGCTACAGTTTCAGGTAACCTAACAGTATCAGGAACAACTACAACTGTAGATTCCACAACACTATCCGTAGCAGATCCATTGATCTCACTAGCTACAGGCAACAATACATCTGATGTCGTTGACATTGGTCTGTATGGTTTGTTTGACACTAGTGGTTCACAAGATATATACGGTGGTATTTTCAGAGACGCTAATGACTCTGGAAAATGGAAACTATTTAAAGACCTACAAGAAGCACCAACAACAACAGTTAATACCTCAGGTACTGGCTATACAGTTGGCACTTTAGTAGCAAACTTAGAATCATCCTCAGCAACTATCACAGGCGGTACTATTACTGGTATCACTGATTTAGTAGTAGCAGATGGTGGTACTGGTGTTGGCTCATTCACAAGCAAAGGTATTTTGTTTGGTAATGGAACAGGTGTTTTACAAGTTACAGCAGCAGGAACACAAGGTCAAATATTACAAGCAGGCGCTGGTGGTACACCAGAGTTTGGTAATGTTGACGGCGGTTCATACTAACATTATAAAATAGGAATAAATTGAGATGGACGAACAATTATTAAATGAATATATTAATAACTTGGCAAATCAGATTAATACTCTGAACCAAGAGAATATTTTATTAAAAACAAGACTCGGTATTTTCGAGAAAAGAGAACAGATAAGATTGCAGGAAGAACAACTAGTTAAAGAGAGACAGGCAGAGGTTCCAACAGAGCCTCAGCCTTTGCCTCAGGAACAGAGTACTTACTCTCAACCTGAGCCAGAGCCTACTCCGGAACCTATTGTTGAGGCACCTGTAGAACCTGAGGTAAAGGAACCCAAAACACCAATGGTGAGGGCACCTAGACCTAAAGGTTACAATCGAAAAGTTGATGGCCCTTTGCCATTAATACCTGATCCCAGATTTGAAAATACAGAATCATAAACTAAGGAAACAAAACAATGGCAACGGTAATAAAAATAAAGAAATCGGAAACAGCGTCATCGGCACCATCAACTAGTGATCTAGTTGCAGGTGAAATTGCTCTTAATACAGCAGATAAGAAATTATTTGTAAGAGACTCTAATGATTCTATTATAACGGTTGCAAATTTTACTGAAAGCGATCAGTCGTTAGTTTTTCCAACAGGAGATTATGGTTCGGTGGCATCGGCTTTAAGTACAGATGCCTTCGGTGAATTGTTGGATCAAATATACGATCTGAATACAGCAATAAAATATCGTTTAGCAACAGAAGACCTTGGGGCCTTCAGTTAAACATATCAACCTATTTTAAAGGAGACAAATAGATGGCAGTTACAGTACAGTTTAGAAGAGGCACAACAGCACAGAACAATGCGTTCACAGGTGCTGTAGGTGAGCTTTCGATAAACACAACAAATAATTCTATTAGGGTCCATGATGGGAGTACAGCTGGCGGAACCGAGTTAATGCTCGCTTCTGCAAGTAACATAAGTGGAAATGTTCCAATAGGAAACATTTCCGGAACAATATCAGCTAGTGCCATGGATGATGGATCTAGCATAGACGGCGGAACATATTAATTTTTTAGGAGAAAACAATGCCAACACAAGTACAATTTAGACGCGGAACAACCGCTCAAAATGAAGCTTTCACTGGTGCGGTAGGTGAGATTTCCGTAGATACTACGCTAGATACAGTTCGTGTCCATGACGGTTCAACAGCAGGCGGTATTCGACTAGCCAGATTTTCAGAGATAGAAGCTGGAGATATAACGGCAGTCGTAGCAGGCACAGGACTTTCAGGAGGCGCAACTAGCGGTAGTGCTACAGTAAACTTATCCCACCTAGGCTTAGAAAGCTTAGCAGACCCAAATGATGATCAGATTATATTTTGGGATGATAGCGCAGGTGCAACTGCGTTTTTAGATTTAGGTACAAACCTAGCAATATCTGGAACAACAATAAATGCAACTGACACAAATACTACTTATTCAGCAGGAACAGGTGTCACACTTAGCGGTACTACTTTCAGTATACCTCAGGTTATAACAACAACTAGTAACCCTACTTTTAATACAGTAATAGCAAAAGGTATCACAGATGCCGATGCCGATACTAAAATACAAGTAGAAGAGTCTGCAGACGAAGACAAGATTAGATTCGACGCAGCAGGAACAGAAGTTATGAACATGACTTCAACAGGACTATTCCCAAGTGCAGATGATACATTTTCACTTGGTAGCTCATCACTACAATGGAGTGATTTGTTTGTAGGACCTGGTTCTTTATATGTTAATGGACAAAAAGTTTTAGAAGATTCCTCAGGTTCAATTGTTGTATCTGCGGATGCTAACCAAAATGTTAGTGTACAAACATCAGGTTCTGGAGACGTCCAATTGGATGCTACAGGAACTGGTCTTATTGCACTTAAATCTACAGTACAGATTGAGGACGGTAATAATATTACTAACTCAGCAGGTAATGCAATTACATTTGGTTCAGGCTTATCTTCAGACTCACTTACATCAAGATCAGCAGATACTAATTTAGTATTAGCAGGTAATGGTACAGGTATTGTACAAGTAAGTGATGCTTTAACAGTAACAGGAAACCTTACAGTTCAAGGTACAACATCTACAGTTAGCTCTACAACTTTAACAGTTGCAGATCTTAACATCACAGTAGCCCAAGGTGCAGCCGACGCAGCAGCAGCTAACGGAGCAGGACTTACAGTAGACGGTTCATCAGCAACCCTTACTTATTCCTCATCTGATGATAGATGGAATCTTAATAAGGACTTAAATGTAACTACCGTATTCGGTAATCTTACAGGTAATGTTACTGGTAACATAAGTGGTAGTTCAGGTTCAACAACAGGTAATTCAGCAACAACAACAGCATTATCTAATGCTAGAAATATTGGTGGAGTATCTTTTGATGGTACAGCAAACATTAACTTACCTGGTGTTAACGCATCTGGTAACCAAGATACCTCAGGTAATGCAGCAACAGCTACACTTTTAGCAACAGCTAGAAGTATTGGTGGTGTTTCATTCAACGGCTCAGCAGACATTAACTTGCCTGGTGTGAACGCAGAGGGAGACCAAAATACTACAGGAAACGCAGCAACTGCTACAACAGCAGGAGCTTGGACAACTGCTAGAACATTATCCTTTACAGGTGATGTTACTGGTACAGGTTCTGTAGATGGTTCAGGAGATGTTGCTACAGCATTAACTATTGCAGCTAATAGTGTTGCACTAGGAACAGATACTACTGGTAATTATATGGCGCAAGTAAGTGGAGGAGATGGTATTACTGTTTCTCACTCACAGGGAGAGGGCTCAACAGCTACAATCACTGGAACGGCTATATATAATGTTAGTGGTACTAAATTAAATTAAGGTAGGTAGAAGATGGCTTTAGCTAGCAGAACAGACTTACAGGACTATTGCCTTAGGAGACTAGGGCATCCTGTAATAGAAATAAATGTTGATGAGAGTCAACTCTCGGATCGTATGGACGACTCCTTGCAGTTCTTTCAAGAGTATCATTTCGATGGTGTAGAAAAAACATTTGTCAAACATCAAGTAGTGGGTTCTAAGATAAAGCTTACTGCCAACCTAGCTGGTAATTTTACTAGGGGAGAGGATTTGGTGGGCGGAACTTCCGGTGCCATTGCCAAAGCAGACAGTTCGGACTCTACGGGTCAGTTCATATATGTGGAGTTAATGAAATCTGGAACTTTCGTTGCATCAGAACAAATCACTGGTAGTATATCAGGAGCTACAGCGACATTGGGCGCAACGGATTTTTATATTAAGGGAGATATCGAAAACGGATATCTCCCTATTTCTAATAACATATTAGGAATAACAAGAGTATTTAATTTCGGTGGAGCAGCTACCAACAATACAAAAGATGGACAGCTGTTTGATATGATGTATCAATTTAGAATGAACGATCTATATAACTTAATGGGAGCAGACATGATATATTATTCAGTCGTACAATCTCATTTAACAACACTAGAAAAACTATTAACAGGTGATAGACAGATTCGTTTTAATAGAAAGACTGATAAACTTTATATAGATACTGATTGGGATAAAACATTTAATATAGGAGACTTTATTGTTGCAGAGGCATACGCTATTGTAGATCCAGCAACATATTCAGAAGTCTATGATGATATGTTTCTTAAGAAATATACAACAGCATTATTTAAAAAACAATGGGGCGATAATCTGAAAAAGTTTGCAGGTATACAGATGCCAGGTGGAGTGACTCTAAACGGAGAAACCATATACAACGAGGCAATACAAGAGATACAGGCAATAGAATCAGAAATGCAACTACGATATGAATTGCCACCTCAGTTTATGATAGGATAATCTTATGCCAACCAATTTCTTTTTTCAAAATGGCACGGGTATAGGTAACACAGCAGAGGGTCGCCTAATAGAGGACCTTATCATCGAGAGTCTAAAAATATATGGACACGATGTTTTTTACTTACCCAGAACCATAATTAAAAAGGATACAATCTTTGATGAAGATACTTTGTCAAGATTTACACAGGCATATCCTTTAGAAATGTATTTGGAAAATGTACAAGGCTTTGAAGGACAAGGCGATATCTTCACACGATTTGGTATGGAAGTTAGAGATCAAGCTACTTTTATATTAGCAAAAAGAAGATGGGAAGACATGGTACAAAGACAAGCTATTGTACCTACACAAGCAGCTAGACCTTCCGAAGGAGATTTAATTTACTTTGACAAAACAAAGTCATTGTTTGAAATTAAATATGTAGATTTTCAAAATCCATTTTATCAAGCAAATGCTATACATGTATTTAGATTGACAGTTGAACTATTCGAGTACAGCTCAGAAGATATGGCTACAGGTATTGAAGCTATAGATGGCATAGAAACAAAATACTCTCAAGACATGTTAGAGTATCAACTTAAAACAGAAGATAATTACTTATTACTTAAAGAAGATAGTGGAAGTTTAATTAGTGAGGCTTATCAAACATCAGTATCAGAACCAATAGACAACCAGGACTTTGATAACTTACTAACACTAGAAGGTATATTAGACTTCAGTGAACGAAATCCATTTGGTGAGATAGGAGCTTAGTATGTTTAAGGATAAACATTTTTATAATCAACATATACGAAAAGCTATTATATCCTTTGGTACAATATTCAATGATATAAACATTGAAAGAAAGAATTCAGCGGGTGCAGTTACACAAGCACTAAGAGTCCCTTTATCTTATTCTACAAAACAAAAGTTTATGACTAGGATAGCAAGGGTAACAGATACAACTACTAGAGGCGAAGTAGCGTTAACACTACCTAGAATGGGGTTTGAAATTAACGGTTTAAACTATGACCCTGCTAGAAAAGTAGGACCTATACAAAAAACAAAAGTAGTAGGTACAGGAGATGATGTCAATACAGTAAGACAAGTATTTGCATCGGCTCCATGGAACATGGATTTAGCATTATATATATT